AACCGAATAGAAACAAGGAGAGAATTAGACGACAACTAGCGAACAGAACTACGAAACCGGCGAACCAAGCCAAGGAGGGGCCGAGCACGGGGGGGCGGGTACCCAAAAATGATTGTATGTATAGATATAAGGGGTCGGTGCGGTGTGTTTGTGTTGTGGTGCTTGGACTGTAGGCTAACATGTTTGTTTTGCTTTGCCATGTCCCGACCAGCCTTCATGGGAGACCGCTTTTGTGCGGTCGGGTTTGGGCTGGTCGGGGCATGCCATGCCATGGTGTCTATTAGTATGTCCTGTTTGTCCCGGCTTTTTAAGGGTTTGTAACTGGTTTGTAACATTTTGTTTTGTGTTTGTAATGTTTGGGACATTTGGGTGTTTGGGTTAGGGACTGTTTGTTGAAGGGAGTTGAGTGTGGCTCAGAATGGTGGTGGCCGGGGTTGGAAGACTGATGTTGAGACTGGTGAGAAGGTCATGCCTGGTTGGTGGTCTGATTTGTTGGATTGGTTGTTGCGGGGTCCTGATCGTAAGCCTTTGACGCAGAAGGAGTGGGCTGCTGAGAATGGTATTCATGAGGATTCGATTCGTCGTGTGAAGCGGGATCAGAGGTTTGCTCGTGAGTGGGATCGTCGTGCTTCTGAGTTGAACATTCATCCTGAGCGTACGCAGTCGGTGATTGATGCGTTGCATTCGCAGGCTGTTGGTGGGTCGGTTCAGGCTGCTTCGTTGTATTTGCAGTATATTGAGAAGTTTACGCCGAAGCGGCGTTTGGTGGTTGACGCTGATCGTGACGCTGCTGGTTTGTCTGATGCTGAGTTGGTTGATGCGTTGGAGGCTGAGGTGTTGCAGTTGAGGGCGGTTTCGGATGGCGGATGATCCGTCTTCTTGGCGGGATATTGGGGTTAAGAAGACGACGTTGGGGTTTGTGGCGTCTATTTTTATGGTGGGTGCTGCTATTGCTTGGCAGGGTTCGATGGTTATTGGCCGTATTTCTGATTTGGAACGTTCGGTTCAACATTTTGATACTGGGTTGTCGTCTGAGTTGAACGCTGATTTGGAGGAGATGCAGGTTGAGGTTGATTCTATTTTTGAGGAGTTGAGGGTTGGGGTTGGTTCTAATAGGGAGAAGATTGTTTCGTTGGAGAGGTTGAGGGCTAGTGATTTGGATAGGTCTACACCTCATTGGGTTGTTGATGCGTTGAATGATGCTGTTGTTGATTTGAGTCGTAGGGTGGAGGATTTAGAGGATGGTTCCTGAGAGTGTTGTTGAGGATGATTGGGAGGATTTGTTGGGTTGGTATTCTGAGGGTGCTGATGTGATTTTGGAGTGTGGGTTGGAGAATCCTGAGGTGTGTGAGTCGTGTCAGTGAAGCGTGCTGGGGAAACTTTTTCGGGTTATAACAAGCCGAAGCGCACTCCTGGTCATGCGAAGAAGTCTCATGCTGTGTTGGCTAAGAGTGGGGATCAGGTGAAGTTGATTCGTTTTGGTCAGCAGGGTGTTTCGGGTGCTGGTAGTAATCCGAAGACTGCGAAGGGTAAGGCTCGGCAGAAGTCTTTTAAGGCTCGTCATGGTAAGAATATTGCTCGGGGGAAGATGTCGGCAGCGTATTGGGCTGACCGGGTGAAGTGGTGAGGTTGTGTAGTGTTTCAACGATTGTCATTTATGTCGTTTTTTCTGTTGTTTTTGGGGCTGGTTTCGTGGTGGCTTTTGAGGGAGATTCGTCAAACGCCCCCAAGGTTCCAGCCGTTGAAAGGGTAGGTTACGATTACGAGGGGGGTTAGTTATGTTGGATCGGGTTAAGGAGGCGCAGCCTCAGACACATTTGTCGAGTACGTTTCTTGGTTGTTTGACGGCTATGACTGATGGTGATGTTACGGCTATTACGGGTGATCATTGGGAGAATGCTTTGAGGTCTGGTGGTATGACTGCTGTTGCTGCTGTTGTTTTGGCGGCGGTTGGTTTGCGTGTTAATCAGTGGACTCGTGCGTTGTTGTGTGCTGTGACTACGTTTGGTGTGGAGATGGCTGTGCAGTCGCCTACGTATGGGACTTCGCGTGCTGATATTGCTCAGACTGCTTTGTTTGCTGCTGGTGTGGCGGCAGTGTTGGCTTTGGTTGCTGGTCGTATGTTTGAGAGATTGTTGACTAAGGCGGGATGAAAGTTTGGATAGATCAGGATTTGTGCACTGGTGACGGTATTTGTGTTGAGATTTGTCCGTCTTTGTTTGACATGCATGATGATGGTTTGGCGTATGTGAAGGAGTCGGCGTGGCCGACTATTTATGGTCCTGACGGTTCTGTGAAGGGGGAACCTATGTTGCAGATGGCTGAGGGTATGGCGACTGTCCCTGATGGTGATGTTGAGGCTGCTATTGAGGCTGCTGAGGAGTGTCCTGGTGAGTGCATTTTTTTGGAGGTGGAGTAGTGTATGGTGATGGTAGGGAGAATCCTAAATGGTTTCCGTACGCTGAGGAGCGTGCAGAATATAATTTTGAACGGTTGAAGAGGGAGTTGGCGGGGATTAAAGATGGTGAGGAAATGCCTTGGCCGAGGGAGTTTGAGTGATGAAACGTCCTGATGGTTGGGTGAAGGAACGTTTGTATGACGGGGCACCTAACTTTATAGGATTTTTTGATATTGACCCTTTTCACATTTCGTTTACTGGTGTTGTTGATGATGTGGAACGGCGGGAGTGGGAACCGGCTCTTGTTGGTGGTAATGAGGGGTTGAATGTTAATGTTGCGGTTCGTGATTCGTTGATTCAAAAGTTTCAGGTCGGGGATGTGGATTGCCATTACCCGTTGCTGGTTTTGGCGGAGAAGTGTGTAGACGATTATTTGTTTCGGTTCCCGGAAGCGTGCAAGTTCCCTCCGGTAAAGGTTGAAAAGTTTTACAATGTTTTGAAGTATGAGAAGGGGCAGGCGTATCATGCCACTCACACCGACTATTTTCCGGCAGGCTATTTTGGTCGCCGTCATTTGACGGGTGTATGTTTTTTGTCGAATGTCGCTGAGGGTGGCGAGTTGGTGTTCCCTCAGCAGGGTGTGGTGGTGAAACCGGAGATAGGTCAGATGATCATTTTTCCTTCCGGTTGGACGCATGCTCATCATACGTTGCCTGTGTTGTCGGATGATGTGCGATATGTGTTTCAGTTGTGGTGGAGTTTCGATGAGCCGTCTTAGCGAGTTGAGGCAGGAAGCAGATTGGCGTCGTTGTAAACGTGACGAACAATACTTTCTCCGCAACTACTGGTATATCGCCCATCCGGCGCATGGGCGAATGTTGTTTGCGTTACGTGACGCCCAGTCTGAAGCGGTTAAACATTGGGGTAAGCATAGGTATTCGTTGACGTTGAAAGCCCGTCAGATTGGGTGGACTACGTTGGTGGCAGCGCACCAGTTTTGGTTAGCGTTTTTTCACGATGATCAGAACATTATTGATTTGTCCCGTACGGAACGTGAAGCGGTGTTGTTGTTGCGTAAAACCAAGTACGGGTTCAAATATTTGCCGGAGTGGATGTTGGAACGTGGACCGAAATCTATGATGGAACATCAGCAACGTATGGGTTTCGATAACGGTTCGTTGATCACGTCGATGCCGTCGGCGTCTGATCCTGCCCGTGGCGAGTCGGCAACGTTGGTGGTTGTTGACGAGTGGGCTTTCCTCCCGAACCCGGAGGAGGCGTGGGCTTCTATTGAACCGGTCGCTGATGTTGGTGGCCGTATCATCGGGTTGTCTACTGCGAACGGGTCTGGAAACTTTTTTCATCAGTTGTGGGTTGGTTCACAAACAGGGTCGAACAAGTTTGAGTCAATGTTTTTTCCGTGGTCTGCCACTGAGGATCGTGGCGATGACTGGTATGTCGACAAACAGGCGTCTATGTTGCCGTGGCAGTTGGCTCAAGAATACCCATCTTCGCCTGAAGAGGCGTTTGTGAAGTCCGGCAACCCGGTGTTTGATTTGGATATTTTAGAGGAAATGGCTGGGCTGGTTCGTCCTGGCCAAGCAGGATATTTGCAAGAACTAGCCCCGAAAGTCGTGGAGTTTAAGAAAGATGCTTACAGTTTGGCTTGAACCTTCACCGGATCATGTGTATTGCATGGGGGTGGACACGGCGGAAGGTTTAGAACATGGCGACTATTCGTGTGTTCAAGTGTTGGATGTGCGAACAGGGGAACAGTGCGCTATATGGCACGGGCATATTCCCCCTGACACGTTTGCACATGAAGTGTTCATGTTGGGTTTATGGTATCGAGACGCATTGTGTTGTGTCGAGTCGAACAATCATGGTTTAACAACTATTGTACAGTTGCGTCATTTGGGGTATCCGAACCTGTTTCGGAAACGGACGTTGAATCAGGCGACAACGAAAGTGTCGCAAGAGTTCGGGTGGAAAACGACTCGTACGACGAAACCGTTACTGATCGACGATTTGGGGATGGCGTTACGTGGCGGGGAGTTGCAACTGTTCGACCGGTACACGTTGGCAGAGTTGCGAACATATGTGCGTTCTTCACGGGGTTCGATGAGTGGTTCCCCGCATGATGACCGGGTAATGGCGCTTGCTTTGGCTAATGAGATGCGCCAATACGCTTTTATGCCAGAGTATGCACCTGCTATGGATGATTATTGGACTGTCGACTGGTTCCGCCGTCTCGCTGTTGGTGACGATATTGACGACAATGCTCTAAGAATCGGGGGTTCCACGGTACGTGGGACACTTTGAACAATAGATATAGGTACCTGTTAGGAGGTTTTTGATGGCTAGGAATGTTGCACATACCAGTGCTTCGACCACAATTGATGGTGCGATGGGCAAAAACAATCAGATGGAACGCGGTGGTTCTGTTGTTACAAACCCCATTTGGAAGCCAGGTGGCATGAACTCACCTCGGCAACGCTTTGATGACACAAAGTATGCGAACCAGACTGGTGGTTATGGTGAACTAAGCGTACGGGAAACACCGGGAAATCAGCATGGGATCACAGGCATTATCGAACCCAACGTTCACCCGCAACCTGATTC